ACCCTGTGTTAGTGTTTGTTGTTGTAGTGGTTGAATTCCAAGTTGCGTTCAGCGAACTTAGATCCTTCGTGCCATATTTTAGATAGTAAAATTGTCTTGCATATGCTTTAGATAATTTTGCCTCAACGTTAGTGTTGATTGTGTCTAATATTGTGTTTCTATTTGTGAAATTGAAAGTAAATGTGTTTAATTTTTCTTCTCTGTAAAGTATTCCGTCCTCTGCGAACACACTCACGTTTGAGTATGCGCCTGTGGGATCAAGTATTTCTTTTGCCCTGCTTATGCCAGATGCAGATCTGTTCACAGATCTAACTTTGATTATTTCCTGTGAAGCACTCAAAGGCACCACTTGGTAGTCCTCTGCTGTGATCATTCTGTTCTGTGAATAGTATGTCTGTGAGGCCTTTTCTCGTATAGAATCATTTGATTCAGTAGCCGCGGAATTGTACACAGAGCTCTTGAGGCTGGCTGTAATAGTCAGCGTCTGTTGTGCGCCGTTTGCATCTGTGTATGGCACAGGAATCTGTATGTTCTGCATTTCTGCTGATTGGATCGCGTACTTGGCATTGTCACTGGTTCGGTAGTACGTAGTGAAACTTCCAAGCGGTAGGTTGGTGAAGTTACCATCTCCAAACACTAAATCAACAGCATCGCCGGCCTTGGTCACAACATTGTAAATGTTTCTCACATTTTTAGCCAATGAATTGTATATGGCATTGTTGCCCTCCAACGCAGGAACCTGTGTCCATTCCTCAAGTATCTGTCCGAATTGGTCAGTCTTGTATAGCCACAAGTCTGTGTTATTGATGTTAACTGCGTTTATTGATTTAACGAAATTAGTTGTAGTTGTATTCACTGTGAAACTGTTTGATTCTAAATTTCCTTGTTTGAACAATAGAAAGAACCCTGTGTTATTTGACGAATCGCCTGCGCCATCAGTCCTGTATGTGTATGTCAATCCTGTTCCTGGGACCGGCGCAGATTCATATATAGATTCAGAATCATTTATAGACGATGGCACAACTTCAAATTGCCTGCTCACGCCGCCGACCGCTTTTGCAAATTTAAATATCGGTAGATCTAATTGATTGGAACTTAAAGTGTATACCTCTGTTGACACTCCGCCTATTGTTCCTGACTCTCTAGGTTTGCCAAAAAGTTGTCCGGTCTGGTTTGCCGCGTTCAATACTGCTATGAATTGATCTCTGTAATTGGAGTTTGCACTGTCGTTCCATACAATGTATGAATTTGCAAGGTTTGTTCCGGAAGAATCTGAAACATCCTGTGTAGTTGTGATTGCATCAATTTTTAAAAGTCCTGTTGCGGGTTGATTTCTCTTTGCGTTGTAACTGATCAATCTGGCCAGTCGCAAAACTGAATTTCTTCTTTCTGCTGTTTCAAGAAAGTTTTCCCTTGCGTTCAAGTCTACTCTGAAAGAAAGTGACTGCGCCACGTATGCAATTAGGTCAATTAGTGCTACATATTCAGAACTCTCAACAAAGTCATTGAAATCATCTGGGTAGTTTTCCTGCAGATACGTGACCATGGTTCTACGCAGTGTTTCAAAATCGTAGGATTTGAAATCTGCCTGTTGGAAAGCCTGGTAGATCTTCCTCCAATCTTCCGCAACTAATAACCTGTTCTGTCTGTCTGTGGTAGCCATTGTATATACAACGGTATTTATATGTTAGGAAATATGCGTATATTAAGATAGACGCAGAAGTTGGTTTTCATCGAAACTGAACCTCAACTTTTCAGTGATGTTCAGTGGTACATAGGTCACAGATGCCTGTATGGATATACCGTGCTGTTCTTCAGTAAGTATGATCTCCTGTGCGGCAATCCTTGGATCTGCGTTCAAATTTGCTGTGATGTCCTCGACTATTGCGTCTTTTAATATGTCCGTCAATGGTTCGAAAATGGCGTCATATATCATTGTGCCGAATTCCGGATTCTCAACACGCTCTCCCTTACGCACTGATAACCTGTTTATCATGTCCTGCTTTGCACATTCGAAATCATAAAGTTTAAAATTTCTCATCTCTGCCCTGGAACTGAAACCCTTGAAGGTGATTCCGCCCTTGCCTGATGTGCTTGTTGATCCTGAATCTCCGTATGCCATATGCTGTATTTACTCCCTAAAATCTGAAATAATTTCTAACCGCACTCACTGCCGATGAAAACTGTCCCTGTATGAAATTCATTGCACCTTGCTTGATCTCATTTTCAATGTTCTCTGCCCTTGACTTCAGTGACTTCAATTTGTTCACATTGAGGTTTACTTTGTCATTCAAATTCACTATCCTGCTGAGTTGTTTGGACACTCCTGTCACGCTGTTTTGTGACAACAGTTGTGATTTGATGTTTGACAACTCATCTGCCGACATTTCGGGATTGCCTGCCTGTATCTCTGACATCATTTCATTTATCAATTGTTTCTTACGTTGTGAACTGCTGTTCCTCTGGTAAGGTTCGTGTGTGACAAAGTCAGATACTGTTGTCTTGTTTGGTATCCTGTTCGCTTTTCCTTGGCTGATAGGTTTATCGCTGTCTATGTCTATCAAGCCGTTGGTTACTTTGATGCCTACCCTAGGGTGGCTTGGTGTCAGCCATCCTGGTCCCCATGAACTGCTGGGCGGCCTGCTGTTGAAGTGCACCTGTCCTGCTGATAGGTCCACCCTTGCCCCGGCTCCTACGAGATGTGATCCCGGAGTGAATGACGTTATTCCGTCAGCACCATATGATCTCACAGATCCTCCCTGTGATGAAAGCATCACGCCCGACTGCCCCATGAGGTGTAGATAGTTCTCTGCGTTGAGGTTCAAATTGTTTTCAGATGTGAATCTTATATTTTGTTTGGCGTGGAACTGTATGTTCCTGTCCGAGTGTATGTTGAAATCTTGCTTGGTCCTCAGGTTTATTCCTGCATCCGAGAACACATTGATTGTGCCGTCCTGTTCCATCTCTATGAATGCTTTTCCTGAAGCATTGGCAAGATAAACCACTCCGTCGGTGTCGTTCATCAACAACTGGTGTCCCGACGCCGTACGCAATCTTATCTGTTGGTTGTCTCCGGCCTCGTCGCCGTCGTCCATCACAAGAGTGTGGCCAGGAAATCTGTCTGTTGCCACTGGCCTTCCTTGAACGCCAATGTTTGGTGTCGCACTGTTTGGACGTAATCTACCCGGGGTGCTCATGCCAAAAACTCTGCTTGGACTTTCCCTTCTCGCAGATGATGAGGTCGTGCCCCTTACTGGGTCCTGTACCAGTCCTTGCTTCAGCAGTTGTTCCGCCAGCACGTCATTGACCGGATATTTCCATTGTTCCAATGCTGTTATCGGGTCCTTGCTCAATCGCCTGTTAATCTCGCCAGCGGGCAAAACTTCTGTGCCGTATCTGGTTTTGGTGTCAGTGGCAAAATCTGTGCCTCCTGCACCGAATCTAGTCCTGTCCGACGCACCGTGGCCTGGGATACTGTTGTTGGTGAAAGGATCCTGCACACACCCTATCCAGAACGCTGTCTCTTTCTTGGTGTCACCCTTTGCGAATATGACCAACACTGTGGTGTCCACGTCCGGTGGCACTGCCCACATTCCGTAGGCCTGTTGTGTGTCCTTGTAGGTGTATGGGTCTGTCTTTGACACGGCCTCTAGACTCTTGGCACCATAGAACGGTGACAGGTATTGGCACCAGATAAGTTGTCCCGGTGTGGGATCGAGGGTGCCTGTACGATTAGGTATGTTCACTCCAAGCCTCCCCATCTTGAGAGGGTCTTCGGTCACCTTGACCGTGGCCAGGAACGGGCCAGAATCTTTGCTGAGATATTTCTCATTGAAATCTTTCTGGTTGTCCTGTGAATCTACAAATCCTCGGTGATCGTTATACATAAATTTTAATACCTACTCCCGCCTCTTTTGTTTATTCTTTTCAGTCTTTCCCCTGATACATTTCCTTTTTTGCCTTTGAAGAAGTCTATAATTTTCTGTCCTGCTGATGGAATATTCTGTGCCTCCTCCCCATAATCAAGGACACCATCTAATCCTTTGTTCTGGGGGTTATCCGTTTTTATTTCGGTAGATTTGTTCGCGGCAGTAAACAACACTGCAGGCACTCCGGTGCCCTGTTGGTTGTTCAGTCTTACGCAGTGCAGGGTCTGGGTGAATGCTCCACGCTCGAACCTGCTGTCCACCTTGTAGACTTGGTAAGCACCGCTGAAAAATAAGTTCTCGTCTATCGACTTTGACTCTCTGCTGAACATGAATCCTTTCCTCTCATTGACGTCTGCCGGCAACCTGTATTTTAAATTAATTATCGGTTGGTATCTGTCCGAATTGAAACTATTGAACGACGTGTTCCACTCCTCCTCGAAACCTGTCAATGACACCTCGTCAAGTGGATCATTTTCAGAGGTCCTGGACACTATGGGCACGAAGTTGTCCTGCGTGAGATATCCCGGATCTCCCAGAATGTCTATCTGTATGTTCATCATGTCCGCAACGGGATTGGTGAGATAGTCAAAAAACTCCTGCGCCACGCTGGGAATTCCCTCAGTGGCAGACCTACCTTTTATTACCGAAGGATACTGCCTGATAGGGAGCAATTTTTCCGGCTGTGTCTCGTTGGGAAACAAAAAATTGAATGCTTTGGTAAACGGGTTCAACTCACCGCTTTCTGTGCCTGTCTTGACCTCTGGCCGCACTGCCCTCATATAGTACGCGGACTTGTAGTTGATACGCAGAGCGTTGATGTCCACGTTGTCGCCGGTGTATATGTAGTTGTAACTCTTCCTCACAAAGTCGTCCCAGTTGACCTTGCCAATGCTGACGCCCGGCTTCAGTAACTTCAGTATGTGCACCTTGTATGGCACCGCCTCGTAGTGTATCTCCTTAGGATGCATCTGCGTGAGACGGTCGAATTTATTGTAGTTTGTCCTCACAGATGACTTTATCCTGTACCAAGGAATGTATTGATTCTCCTGGTACGTCTTGTACAGTTCGTCCTGTTTTTTAGGATCTGCCTGCAACTTTGCTATCTTCTTGTTGTTCTCCCTACGGTTCTTGGTGTAAAGAATTCCTGTGCCGTCGTCTATGGCAAAATTGGTGATGGTTGCTGTCATTGTGTAGTAGGCCTTCCAGAAGTCTGTTGCGAAATCTCTGTACGGTGGCAGGGTCCTGATGTAATCCGAGAACGCCTCCGGCAGACTGGAACCTCTTGGTATTTCTGTTTCTATTCCACTGCCCGTGTTGGTTCCTCCCTGATTTCGGGCTCTGTTTCTTCTAATGTCTCTATTAACCCTTGGGTTTGACGTGCCTGCTGTGCCTGACACGCTTTTCCCTTTTTTCAGCCAAGTTGACACTGACCCTTGGGTGTGTACACCTGGCAGGGCGGAAAAA